GATCAAAAATGACCCCCTCGCGTTCGTCATGTTCGCCTTTCCCTGGCAGCAAGCAGGGACGCCCCTCGCCAAGTTCACCGGACCGCGCATCTGGCAGCGCAAACTGCTCCAGCAACTGGCCGAACACATCGCCTCCAACGACGGCAAGCTCGACTTCGAGATGTTCCGCAAGGTCGTCTCCTCGGGCCGCGGCATCGGCAAGAGCGCGCTCGTCTCCTGGCTGGTCCTGTGGATGCTGACGACCCGGATCGGGTCCACCACCATCGTCTCGGCCAACACCGAGGCGCAGTTGACGACGAAAACATGGCCGGAGGTCACCAAATGGGCATCCATGGCGATCAACAGGCACTGGTTCGAGCCGATCGCCACCCGGATCACGATGGCGAAGTGGCTGACCACGCTCGTCGAAAGCGACTTGAACCGCGACACCCGCCTGTGGGCGGCGCATGCGCAGCTCTGGTCGGCTGAGAACCCCGACGCCTACGCCGGCACGCACAACTACGACGGCGTGATGGTCATCTTCGACGAGGCGAGCGGCATCCCTGACGCGATCTGGTCGGTCACGGACGGTTTCTTCACCGAAAACACCCCGGATCGCTTCTGGTTCGCGTTTTCCAACCCACGCCGCAACACCGGCTACTTCTACGAGGCGTTCCACGCCCGGCGCGCGTTCTGGTCGACCACGATCGTGGACGCCCGCACCGTCGAGGGCACCGACCAGAAGGTCTATGAGCGCATCATCGACGAATACGGGGCCGACAGCCCGCAGGCGCACGTCGAGGTCTACGGGGTGTTCCCCAGCGAGAGCGACGACCAGTTCATCTCCAGCACCCTGGTCGACGACGCCATGGAGCGCACACCGACCAAAGACCTGACCGCGCCCATCATCATCGGCGTGGACCCGGCGCGGTTCGGGTCGGACGCCACCGTCATTGCCGTGCGCCGGGGCCGCGACATCATCAGCATCCGCCGGCACCGCGGCGCGGACACCATGGAGGTCGTGGGCCGGGTCATCGAGGCGATCGAGGAGCACAGCCCAGCCCTCGTGGTCGTCGACGAGGGCGGCGTCGGCGGCGGCGTGGTCGACCGGCTCAAGGAGCAACGCTACAAGCAGGTGCGAGGCGTGAACTTCGGCATGCGCTCCCGGCAGCCGCTGATGTGGGGCAACAAGCGGGCCGAGATGTGGGGCGCCATGCGCGACTGGCTCAAGACGGCGAGCATCCCCGCCGACCGGCTGCTCAAGAGCGACCTGATCTCGCCGCTGGTCAAGCCGGACAGCAAGGGGACGATGTTCCTGGAGAGCAAGAAAGACATGCGCGCGCGCGGGCTACAAAGTCCTGACGCCGCCGACGCGATCTGTGTTACGTTCGCCTTTCCTGTGGCCTCAACAGCACGTGTCGACAAAACCACACAAAGGCACTACGCTCCGACGCAATCCTCGTGGATGGGCTCCTGACACATGGCCAAAACCGACATCAAGGGCGACCTGCTGGCCACCATGCGGTCCCGCATGAACGTGGCCGTGGCTGCGTACGGCGACAGCCGTGCCGCCGAGCTGGACGACCTGCGGTTCATGGCCGGCTCGGCTGACAATAACTACCAGTGGCCCTCCGACGTGCTCTCCAGCCGCGGCTCCAGCCAGGGCATGACGATCAACGCGCGTCCGTGCCTGACGATCAACAAGCTGCCGCAGCACGTCAGGCAGGTGACCAACGACCAGCGCCAGAACCGGCCCACCGGCAAGGTCATCCCGTCAGACGACTACGCCGACGTCGAGGTCGCCGAGATCTTCAACGGCATGATGCGGCACATCGAGTACGCATCGGACGCTGATGTCGCCTATGACACAGCCTGTGACAATCAAGTCACATACGGCGAGGGCTACATCCGGCTCCTGACCGAGTACTGCGACGACAACACCTTCGATCAGGACATCCGCATCGGGCGCGTGCGCAACTCGTTCAGCGTCTACATGGACCCGATGATCCAAGACCCCACCGGCGCGGACGCCCAGTGGTGCTTCATCACCCAAGACCTGATGAAGGAGGAGTATGAGCGCCAGTTCCCCGACGCCTCGGTGCGGTCGATCCAGGAGCAGGGCGTCGGTGACCCCAGCCTGAGCCAGTGGCTCAGTCAGGACACGGTGCGCATCGCCGAGTATTTCTATGTCCACCACGAGCCGGGCACGCTCAACCTCTACCCCGACGGCCTGACGGCCACGGAGGGCAGCCGGGAGGACAAGGTCGCACGGTTGCTGTTCGGCAAGCCGTCGCAGACCCGCCGCGTCGATCGCAAGACGATCAAGTGGATCAAGACCAACGGGTTCGAGGTGCTGCAAGAGCAGGACTGGCCCGGCAAGTGGATCCCCGTGGTCCGCGTCGTCGGCAACGAGTTCGAGATCGACGGCGAACTGCACATTTCCGGCCTCATCCGCAACGCCAAGGACGCGCAGCGGATGTACAACTACTGGACCAGCCAAGAGGCCGAGATGCTGGCGCTGGCCCCCAAGGCCCCGTTTATCGGCTACGGCGGGCAGTTCGAGGGCTATGAGGGCCAGTGGAAGACGGCCAACGTCAACAACTGGCCGTATCTGGAGGTCAACGCCGACGCGACCGACGCGCTTGGCAACCCTCTGCCCCTGCCGCAGCGCGCACCGCCGCCGCTGGCGCAGACGGGGCTCATCCAAGCCAAGATGGGGGCGTCGGACGACATCAAGTCGACCACGGGGCAGTACGACAGCAGCCTCGGTGCCACGTCCAACGAGCGGTCGGGCAAGGCTATCCTCGCGCGCGAGCGCCAGGGCGACACCGGCACCTACCACTACATCGACAACCTCGCCCGGGCGATCCGGCACGTCACGCGCCAGTGCATCGACCTGATCCCCAAGATCTACGACACGGCGCGCATCGCCCGCACCATCGGCATGGACGGCGAGGTCAGCATGGCCCGCATCGACCCGATGCAGCCCGAGCCGGTGCGCAAGATCGAGGACGAGGAGGGCAACGTCATCGACAAGATCTACAACCCGTCCGTCGGCAAGTATGACGTCGTGGCCGTGACCGGGCCTGCCTACGCCACTAAGCGCCAGGAGGCTGCGGAGAGCATGAGCCAGGTGCTGCAAGGTAACCCGGCGCTGTGGCAGGTCGCCGGCGACTTGTTCGTCAAGAACATGGACTGGCCGGGAGCGCAGGAGATGTCCGAGCGGCTGCGCAAGACGATCGACCCGAAGATCCTGGCCGACGACGACAAGTCGCCCGAGCTGCAAGCTGCCGAGAAGCAGATCGAGGAAATGGGCGGGATGCTCCAGCAGATGCAGGGCGCGCTCAAGAACGTCGAGCAGTCCATGGAGGCGCAGCAACTGCGCAACGATCAGTTCCTCGCGCAGGTCAAGGCGTACGACGCCGAGACTAAGCGCATCGGCATCATGCAAGCGGGCATGACACCGGAGCAAATCCAAGATACCATCGACGGCACCATTGACGCGGCGATGCAAACGGGCGACCTCGCCCCGCAAAGCCTCGCCCCACCCATGTGAGATAGGCCATGTCCCGCATCGTCCCCATCCAAGCGCCTGTAAAAGTCGTGGACTTCACGATTTCAATTATCAACGCGAACGGGACCGTCGCTTCCGCTCCGCCCGCCCCGAGAGGCTAAAATGTCGCGCATCGTCCCGCTCCCCGCCTCCAACACTGTCGTCGACAGCACGGTGGCCATCATCAACGCCGACGGCACGGTAGCCACGCTGCGCGCTGCGGTCAGCCAGTCCGAGTTGTTCACCTCCAGCGGCACGTTCACGGTGCCGACCGGCGTGTCGACCGTAATGGTAACCCTTGTCGGCGGCGGCGCTGGCGGCGGCGGCGGTCACGCTACGGGCGCTGCTGGCGGCGGTGGAGGTGGTGGGGGCGCGGTGTTCCGTTTCCCTGCGTCGGTCACGCCCGGCTCAACGCTAACCGTTACGGTAGGGCCAGGATCGGCTGGGGGGGCAGTTGGCTCTCCCGGCGGGTCAAGCGCAAACGTGTCAAGTATCACGGGCGCTCTTGTTCCTGTTCCGGTGGCCTTTCCGGGTAGTCCCGGTACTGCTGGCGGCGCGGCTACCGGGGGTAATGGGGGTGGTTCGGGTAACACTGGGTTCTCATTGACCGCTGGTGGAGGTGGCGGAACAGGGACGGGTAGCACCGCCGCCGCTGGCGGTGTCCCGGGGGCTGTAGGGTTTCACCTCACGGGCACGGGGGGCGGCTCCGGTGCGGGTTCGGGGGGGACCACGGGCGGCGCGGCCCGTTCGTTCTTCTCGCCAAGCGGCGTTAACGGCGGTCAATCTGGCGTTAGCGGCGGCGGCGGTGGGTGTTCCATCATGGGTAACGGCGGCGTCGGCGGCTCTACAGGCGTGGCAGGCACAGCGGCAGCCGCAGGGCAATATGGCGGCGGAGGCGGCGGCGGAGGTATGAACGCAGCGGGGGGCGATGGCCGGTCCGGGTGCGTTCTTTTTGAGTGGGTTGGCTAATGACCGACATTACCAACGGCAAGACTTACCCGCAGCTCGACGAAGAAACGCTCCCGATCGTCGGCACTGACGTGCTGGCGATCTACCGCGGTCCCGGCCCGCTGTCGCAAGTCCCTGCATCCGGGCTGCTGGACTACATCGAGACGGGTATAGATCCGCTCGTGACCGCAGCGGAGACGGCCCGCGACGAGGCCGAGGCGGCTGAAATCGGGGCCGAGGCTGCCGAAGTAAGCGCCCAGGCTGCACTGACCAGCGCAACTGCGCAGGCCCTGCTGGCGCAAGGCTACGCTGGCGAGGCTGCGAACGCGCGGCTGGCGGCGGGCTTTTACCCGTCTGCCCGGTCCAACGTGCCTCGCGGCATCGTGTCGACGTCCAGCCTTGTGGCAGGATCTGGCGGGGCCAACGGGACGTTCGCGCTCGCCTTCGCTGGCGGCAACTTCACGGTTGCCCCCTCAGGCACGTTCACGGTGTCGGGCGGCGCGCTGACCAGCGTGTCGATCACCGGCCCGGGTCTGTATATTGGGGCTTCCCCCACGGCCCCGACGGCGGTCTTGACGGCGTCGGCAGGACTGGCCGGCGCGTCCGTCGTGCTGGACGCGGGCTTCCTTGCGGGCTCCGGAGAGTATTACTGGACCGACGACGCCACCAGCGCCAACCTGATGGCGCTCTACCAGAACGTCGCGGGCACGGCCACGGCTACGTCACCCCTAGTGAACCTCACCAAGACGCTGGACGCTGCGGTAGTGCCCTGCACCGTGTCGGCTCCAAACTCGCGCTCCTACCCTATGACCCCGGTTACGGGCTTCTCGGTCAGCGGCGTCGGCACGAGCCAACTGTTCTTCGGCATCGCGGGCGCGACCAACGCAGAAGGCCAGCTTGGGTCGATTGTCACGGCGACGATAGCGGGCGTGTTCTCCGGCGCAGCAACCGAGATCGTGCTGCCCAACGGCAACTCGCTGCCCGCCAGCGCAATCCAACTGAACTCGCCGTTTATTATCCAGCCCTCGGCTGCTCGCTCTAAATATGTGCTGGTGTCCCCGGCGTTCGACGCACAGATGATGTTCGTTCAGCTTGAGTGGGTGTCCGGCACTGGCAACACTATCGTCGCGAAGCTACCCTATTCAGAAATCAAACTGCCGTCGCTAAACAACATTCGGTTTGCGTTTCAGGCGCAAGGAGACAAGCCTTTTGGCACTCCATCGCTGACGATCCGCAACTACCAGAACACAGCCGACATTCTTTCGGCCACGGCTATTTACGACAAGGACGATACCCTGGCGCTTACGGCGGCAGGGCTATGGGAGGCGAAACAAACCATTGAGGTTGTTCGTGTAGCCTCTGGACGGCTTAATGTGGTAGAGTATCCCTCGCTGGCGCTCACGGTTGCTACTGAGCAAGACGCTGCATTGGCTCTGCAAGCACCGACCGTATCGGACGTAATGTTTGCGCAGAAACTTACGGAACGGACGTGGTTGGTTGAACTTATGGCCGTCCAGTACGACGACACCTCGCTCGTCACCGGCAAGAGGATGAACCAAGATACTCACGCAGTCATCGTGTATGACATGGGCCGCGCGATGTCGCAGGGCGTTCTCCAAAACGCTTACGCTCCGGCGATTAACTCCCACAAGGCAAACATTGGCGGCAAAGATTACCTTTATAGCTGGCTTTATTCTGACGAAGGCGGCGGCGGCGCGTTCCTTGGCGACCAACCCTCAACGGCAGAGTTTGCTTTTCCGGTCGGTTTGTTTGCCGACGCGTCCAACACATACGAGTTCTACGGTATCGGCCACGGCCTGATTGCTATGGTGTCGTCCACCCTGACAGTGGACGGAGCCGGTGACTACAAGGCGTATCCGGTCGGAACGCGGCTGCGCGGCAGCGTTTTTGAGTGGACGACGCTTTACAACGCCTATCGGGGGCCGGGCGCATCTCCGACCCGCATTGGGCAAGTGACGATCAAGCAGACGCTGGACGTGAACGGCGTGACGGTGCTGCATACGCACAAGGTCGGGCGGACGATGGCCTACACATCAGGCAATCTGAACGTGGCCGAAGGCACGACGATTACGGGCGCGACCTCCGGCGCGACTGCCGTCCTTGTCGTGGCTCCGACCCCGACGACCGGAAGCTACGCAGGCGGGAACGCAGCGGGGGAATGGTATGTCAAGAGCGCGACTGGCACGTTCCAGAATGGCGAGAATTTGCAGACCGCAGGCGTGACGCGAGCAGTTATGAGCGGCGTTCTGGGGGCGCAAATCGGTATCGACAACGCCTATTCGGCCATGATGCCAACCACGACGATCAACCGGGCGAAGGTGCCTACGCAGACGGAGATTGTGGTCGGCTACCAAACCGGTGCACAGGAGCCGGTGGCTTTGGGCGGGACGTGGCCAGGGCAAGACCGAATGCAAGTTCGCCACGGAACGATTGATACAGACATCATCTTGGAGATGTTGTTGCTCGGTGACTACCCGTTCGACCCGCCGGGCGACTACTCGCTATGCGGCGGATCTCAAATGTTCGTGCAAGACCGCACTGAAGGAAACCGTAAGCTCTACACAAATTGGTTTTCTAACGGAAAACAGGCTTACGAAGGTTCCTACGTCGGCAACCAAAAGTATCGTTTCCGCGTCGGCTCGATGGTGTAGAAAATGACCCTTCACTCTGATGCCCGTAAACTGAACTGGGCCATGATCGGCGTCATGCTGACGCTCTGCATCCAGATCGCCGTCCTTATTTTCTGGGGCGGCGGCATCAATCAGCGTGTGGCCAGCCTTGAGCGCATCGTCGGCCCTCTGGCTGACGGGACACTGGCGCGCCTCGACGAGCGCACACAGGCCATGAAAGAGCAACTCGACCGCATCGAAAAGAGGGATGGCGCGTGATTGACCTCGACAACCCCGTCCCTGAGCCGTCGCACCGCTGGCGGCGTTGGGTTACCATTGGCTACCTGATCGTCACGGCGGGGCTGCTGGTCGGGATTGTCTATAAGCTGTCCGCCGGCGGTCCGTTGCGTGACGTGGCGCTGGCCCTGATCGGCTCGCAGGCGTTCTTCGCCCTCCTCTACATGGCGGGAGCCTCGGCGTCGGATCTCGCTCGCATCGCTGCAAGCTGGAAAAAGCCATGACCAACTGGATGCCATACGCCCGCTCGCTGATCGGCGTGCGAGAAGTGCCCGGAAAGGGCAACAGCGCGACGATCATGGGCTGGGCCAAGAAGCTCGGCGCACGGATCCTTGGCATCACCTACGCGGCGGACTCAGTGCCGTGGTGCGGTCTGTTTGCAGCTCACGTCATGGCCCACGCCGGGATTGAGCCGCCGCCGATCGCCGTGCGCGCGTCGGCGTGGAGCACATGGGGCTGCCGCCTGCTCGTGCCGCGTTACGGCTGCATCCTGACCTTCACCCGCGCCGGCGGAGGCCATGTCGGCTTCTATGAGGGCGAGGACGACACCCATTTCCACGTCCTCGGCGGCAACCAGGGTGACGCAGTGTCGGTCACACGCATCGCCAAGGACCGGCTGACCGAGATGCGCTGGCCGCTCGGCGTATCACTGCCCCCCGCGCGCATCATCCGGCTGCGACCGGATGGCGCGCCCGTGACGGTGAACGAGCGGTGAACTACCTTCGCATCATCACTCCGACCGGCTGGCTTGTCATTGCCGCTGTCGGCGTGGTGCTGTTCGGCCTTGCTGGTCTGGCCCGACCCAGCTTCCTCGGCCTCAAGTTCGACCCGTTCGGGATCGACGCCCGCAAAATGGACCGACTGGAAAACGAAGTGTCGGTGCTTGAGCGCGAGGCTTCGGGTAACGCTGAAATCGCAGTAGCGTCACAAACCTTTCATACGCGGGAGGTGGTTATACGCGACCTTGCCCGTCAGGCAGAAATCGAAGCGAGGACGGCACCCGATGCAGAGACGCCTCTTGACCTTGACCGTGTGGCTCGCATACGGGCTGCTGATCACCGGCTGTGCGAAGTCTACCCCTCCATCTGCCCCGCTCCTGACGCTGCCGGAGGCCGCGCGGACGCCGTGCCAGTTGCCGATGCTGCCCGATAACCCGACCATTGCTGACCTTGAGGTCACGCACGACGCCAGGGGCCTTATGCTGGCTGTGTGCGACGGTCGGCGGGACTTGGCGGTCCAAGCCTTCGATGCCCAACAAAAGGTTCTGACGCCCCCTCCCCGCCCGTTCTGGCGCTTTTGGTGAATACCGATGCCCGCCCCAACCCTTACGGAAGACGAAGCCCGCCGCACCATTGAGGTGATCGAGGAGTGCCTGGCCGAAGGGTTGCCGCTGACCGGCGTGGGTGGCGAGCCGTCCGCCCGGCAGGAAGCGGCCCGCCGGTTGGGTATCACCCCGCCGAGCCTGCGGCACCGCATCTCGCAGGCTGACAGCCTCTACAATCTCCGGCCCGACCCGGAGGCCGCAGTCAAGCGCCGGATGGCGGAGCCGTTTACGTTCGATGCTTTGCCTGACGATGGCGAGCCGAGCGCGGAAGATTTGATCGCCGCCCTGTCTGTGCGCCACGCCAAGCGCAAGGCGTTCCACGACGCCGCCAAGCTGCGGCAGGTGCGCATCAACCTCGGCGGACCCATCGCCATCGCCGGGTTCGGAGATCCGCACGTCGACGACAAGGGCTGCGCATGGGGTGACCTGGAGCGCGACGTCCGCATCTGCCGAGATACGCCGGGCATGCTGGCCGTTGATGTCGGCGACAACTCCAACAACTGGGTCGGCAGGCTGATGCGGCTGTATGCCGATCAGGAGGTGACGCCGAAGCAGTCGCTCCAACTGATCGAGTGGCTGATGTGCGCCCTGCCCTGGCTGCACTGGGAAGACGGCAACCACGACGCATGGAACACCGAGAAGGGTGATCCGGTCGCCATTATGCACAAGATGCACAAGCGGCTCGGGTCCATGAACGTAGGCGGGACGCGGCTGCAACTGAACCTGCCCGTCGGTGCGTCTGTGTTCATGCACGTCCGCCACGATTTCCCCGGCGGCTCGCAGTTCAACCCGGCGCACGCCATGGTGCGAGAGACGCTGTTCGGGTTCCGCGATCACATCATGATGTGCGGCCACCGGCACACCACGGGCTACATCCCCGTCTGGCACAACGATCCGCGCAGGCTGTGCCACGGGTTCCGGCTCGGCACCTACAAGGACATGGACCACTACGCCGCCGAGAAGGGCTTTCAAGACGGCAACTGGGCTAGGTCTATGGCCGCAATCATCGACCCTGACCACGCCCACGACCCGGTGCGGTTCGTCAAGGCGTTTTTCTCGCTGGAAGAAGCCGCCGAATATCTGACTTGGCGGCGTCACAAATGGGAGTTGGGCTACTCCTCGCCGGGTTGACAAGACCTGTTGCCAAAAAGCCGCGACGATAGTAGCCTTTGCGACACTCTACCGGCGGGGTTCACCGGGGGTTCTGAGGGACCACGAATGACTGACGAAAGCCCAGCGGGGGTTGAAGCCGCGCCGGAACTGGAGGTCACGGCCCCTCCTGTTGCCGAAGTCCAAACGCCGGAAGACGTAACGCCCAAGACCTTCAGCCAGGAAGAACTGGATGCGGTCGTCAGCAAGCGTCTCGCACGAGAGCAGCGTAAATGGGAACGTGAGCAGCAGCGCCAGACGCCGCCGCCTGCCCCCCTTCCGCCGGCAGACCAGTTCGAGAGCACCGAGGCATACGCCGACGCGCTCGCAGAACAGAAGGCTTTGGCCTTGGTCGAGCAGCGGGAACGGCAGCGACAGCAGGACGCCGTTGCAGACGCCTATTTCGACCGCGAGGAGCAGGCCCTCGGCAAGTACACCGACTTCAAACAGGTCGCGTACAACCCGTCCCTGCCGATCACTGCCGAGATGGCCGAAACCATCCGCGCCTCCGACCAAGGCCCCGACGTGCTTTATCACCTCGGGTCCAATCCGGCGGAGGCTGCGAGGATCGCGCGACTGTCGCCGCTCTTGCAGGCCAAGGAGATCGGACGGATCGAAGCCGCGCTGGCCTCGTCTCCCCCGGTCAAACGCACCACTTCCGCTCCACCGCCTATCTCACCTGTCACGCCTACCAGCAACGGCACTCCCGCCTACGACACCACCGACCCCCGCTCTGTCTCTGCCATGAGCACGTCGGAATGGATCGCGCAGGAACGGCTCCGGCAGATGAGAAAAGCGGCCAACTGAACCCCCTCTGCAAGGAACCACTGCTGTGGCCAACTCTCTGCTTACCATCGACATGATCACCAGGAAGGCCCTGGAGATTTTTGAAAACAACCTCGTCCTGACGCGGAACATCAACCGCCAGTACGACGACAGCTTCGCCAAGGAAGGTGCCAAGATCGGCTCCACCCTGCGCATCCGCCTGCCCGACCGCGCGCTCGTCACCGACGGTGCCGCCCTGCAAGTGCAGGACGAGAACGAGCAGTTCACCACGATGTCCGTCTCGAACCAGAAGCACATCGGCGTCAACTTCACGACCGCCGAAATGGCCCTGTCGCTGGACGACTTCGCTGATCGCATCCTCAAGCCGCGCATCAGCCAGCTCGCCGCCAGCGTCGATGCTGACGTCGCCAACGTCTACAAGGACGTCTACAACGCCGTCGGCGCTGCCGCCACCACCCCGGCTACCTCCGAGGTTCTGCTGGCTGGCCAGCGCGTCCTCAACGAAGGCGCGGTTCCGATGAACAACCGCTACGCCACCGTCAACCCCGCCGCAAACGCCGGTCTGGTCGAAGGGCTCAAGGGCTTCTTCAACCCGGGCGACGTCATCAGCCGCCAGTTCAAGAGCGGCATGATGGGCGAGGGCGTGCTCGGCTACGACGAGATCAACATGTCGCAGTCGATCAAGGTCCACGCCTACGGCACCCGCGCCGCTACCGGCGCTACCGTGACCACCACGGTTTCCACCCAGGGTCAGTCGACCATCAACATCACCGGCACCGGCTCGCAGATCATCAACAAGGGCGACACGTTCACGATCGACGCCGTGTTCGCCGTCAACCCGCAAACCCGCGAGAGCACCGGCCAACTCCAGCGTTTCGTCTGCACGGCCACCAACACGGCCTCGGGCGGCGCTTACACCTCGGTGGCCATCTCGCCGCCGATCTACACCTCGGAAAACGCGCTGGCCACGGTCAACGCCTTCCCGCAGTCTGGCGCAGCGATCATCTTCAACGGTGTCGCCTCGACCTCGGCCCCGCAGAACCTGATCTACCACAAGGACGCTTTCTCGTTCGCCACCGCCGACCTCCTGCTCCCGCAGGGCGTCGACATGGCCTCGCGTCAGGTCCACAACGGCATCTCGATGCGCATCGTTCGTGATTACGACATCAACAACGACCGCATGCCCTGCCGTATCGACGTCCTGTACGGCTACGCCGCCATCCGCCCCGCCGCTGCCACCCGGCTGCTCGGCTAACCCCCTCCCGAAGGAGAGACAACTATGACTATCTCGAACATCGGCGGCGGCTCTCAGATCGGCGACGGCAACCTCAATGAGGTTGTTCTCGCTGCCGTCCCCGCCCCGGTCACTGCCACCGCCTCCGCCACTCTGACGGTGGCGCAACTGACCAACGGCATCCTCCTCGGCAGCCCCGGCACCTCCGCTGCGGCCTACACCCTGCCGACCTGCGCCACCCTCGACGCAGCTCTCGGCAACGCCAAGGTCGGCTCGTCGTTCGACTTCGCAGTCATCAACGTCGATGGCTCAAGCTCGGGCGTTATCACCATGACGACCAACACCGGCTGGACCCTCGTCGGTCTCATGACCATCGTGGCCACCGCCGGCACCGCCCAAGCCTTCCGTGCCCGCAAGACCGGCGACGCAACCTGGTCCCTGTACCGCGTCGCCTAACGCCTACCCCGCCCCGCCTTAACCGGCGGGGCGGTCCTACCTCCGCCCGCAGCAGGACAAGAGCATGACGACCGCAGGAGACATCATCTACGGCGCGCTCCGGCTGATCGGGCAACTGGCCGAGGGCGAAGTTCCGTCCGCCGACACGGCGCAGGACGCGCTGGCCGCCATGAACATGATGATCGACAGCTGGAGCACCGAACGGCTCGCTGTCTTTTGCACCCAAGACCAGACCTTCACATGGCCCGCAGGGCAGTCTACGCGCACGATCGGCCCGACCGGCAACTTTGTCGGCCTGCGGCCCGTGCGGCTTGACGACGCCACCTACTACGTCGACCCGCAAGGCTTGGCGTTCATGCCCGCCATCATCAACGAGGCGGAGTACAACGCCATCGTCTTGAAGACGGTGACGAGCACCTACCCGCAGGTCATTTACCCCGAGGCCACCAACCCCAACGCGACATTCCGGGTCTACCCGGTGCCGACGGAGGCGCTGGTATGGCACATCATCTCGGTGCAGGAGCTGGCGCAGCCCGCGACGCTCGGCACCGAACTGGTTTTCCCGCCGGGCTATCTGCGCGCCTTCCGCTACAACCTTGCCTGCGAACTGGCCCCGGAGTTCGGCGTCGAGCCGTCGCCGCAGGTGACCCGCATCGCCATGGTGTCCAAACGGAACCTCAAGCGGATCAACAACCCGGGCGACCTGATGGCCATGCCGTCCGGCATCATGGGCTCGCCAGGGCGGTACAACATCTACACCAACCAGCCGAACTGACATGAAGACGCCCATCCTCGGCAGCAGCTATGTCATCCGCAGCCCCAACGCTGCGGACAGCCGCATGGTCAACCTCTACCCGGAGGTCATCGCCGAGGGCGGGCTGGAGGCCGCGTATCTGCAACGCTGCCCGGGCCTGCGGTTCATCTCGACCGTCGGCACCGGCCCGATCTGGGGCGAGTGGACGCACAACAACACCGGCTACGTCGTGTCGGGCACGCAGTTCTACTCGGTCACGTCCGCCGGCGTCCCGACGTTGATCGGCACGATCGACACGGCAGGCCCCGTCTCGATGGCGGACAACGGCACGCAGTTGTTCATCGCCGCTGACCCGAAGGGCTACATCTACAACTTCGACACCGGCGTCCTCGCCGAGATCACCGACGAGGACTTCCCCGGCGCGAGCACCGTTGGCTATCTGGACGGCTACTTCGTCTTCTCGGAGCCCAACTCGCAGCGGATCTGGGTGACGACCCTGTTCGACGGCACGTCCGTGGATCCGCTCGACTTCGCCAGAGCCGAGGGTGCGCCGGACAACGTCGTCGGCCTGATCGTCAACCACCGCGAGGTGTGGGTGTTCGGCACCAACTCGACCGAGGTCTGGTATAACTCCGGCGACGCCGACTTCCCTCTGACGCGCATCCAAGGGGCTTACAACGAGGTCGGCTGCGTTGCCCCCAACTCCATCTCCAAGCTGGACAACAGCATCGTCTGGCTCGGACAGGACGCCCGGGGGCAGGGCATCATCTACAAGGCGAACGGCTATCAGGCGCAGCGCATCTCGACCCATGCCGTCGAGTTCGCCGTGCAGGGCTACACCGACATCTCCGACGCCGTGTCCTACTCCTACCAGCAGGACGGACACGAGTTCTACGTCATCAACTTCCCTGAGGCCGACACGACCTGGTGCTTCGACGCAGCGACCTCGGCGTGGCACGAGCGGCGCGGGCTGTTCAACGGCCAGTTCACCCGGCACCGCGGCAACAGCTTCGCCAACCTGAACGGCGCGCTGATTGTCGGCGACTACGAGAACGGCAACCTCTACGCCTTCGATCTGGACGTCTACGCCGACAACGGCCAGACGCAGAAGTGGCTGCGTCGGTGGCGGGCGCTGCCGACCGGAGCCAACGACTTCAAGCGGACGGCGCAGCACTCGCTGCAACTGATCTGCGAGACGGGCGTAGGTATCGCGGGCCGCACCGAGGATGAGATACTGCTGGCCGAGGACGGCAGCGCCGTGCTGGTCGAGGACGGCACGCCCGTCATGGTCGGGTACGAAATCGACGACGCCACCACGCCGCAGGTCATGCTGCGCTGGTCCGACGACGGCGGGCACACATGGTCCAAGGAGCACTGGCGGTCGATGGGGGCGATCGGCCAGTCCTCGACGCGCGTCATCTGGCGCAGGCTCGGCATGACCGACAAGCTGCGCGACCGGGTCTACGAGGTGTCCGGCACCGCGCCGGTCAAGGTCGCCATCATGGGCGCGGAACTGATCGTGAGCGGCACCAGTGGCTGACATCACCTCCATCCCCGCTGCCCGCGTCCCGGTGCTGGAGCCGGGCACCAACATCATGTCAAGGGAGTGGTATCGCTTCCTGTTCAACCAGTTCGGGCAGACCGGCGGCGGCACCACGGGCCTCGCCCTGAGCGACCTGGAGCTTGCGCCGCTTGGCGAGGCCAACGCCGCGGGGCTGGTCGACGAGGTCGAGGGGCTGCTGTCGCTACCGCCCAACCCTATCGCCGCGCGCAAAGCGGGGTCGTTCGCGTCAACTGCCACGCAGAACGTCTCGGCCATCAACACGGCTACAGCCGTGACGTTCAACACTACCCTCGTCTCGGTAGGTGTCGGGCTGTCATCTTCGTCGCGGGTGACCCTTGGCGTCGCAGGCGCGTACTTGGTGGCGTTTGACGCGCAGTTCGACAAGACGACTGGCGGCGACGCTACCGGCTACATCTGGCTGCGCAAGAACGGCGCGGATCTGGCCAACACGGCGAAGCGGTGGCGGGTCCAAGGCAACGACGCGGAGCTTGGGGTGTCGCTGGTGACGACGATCCTGCTGGCGCAGACAGACTACATCGAGGTGATGTGGGCATCGCCCGACATCAATGTTACGCTGGACGCCACTCCGTCTACCGCCTTTTCCCCCGCCGGGCCGTCGGCGCTCCTGAGCATCACGCAGGTTGACCCATGACCGTATTCCTCTCGCCTCTCGCTGGCGCTGGCCAGCAGTTCCTTGACAACTCCGGCAACCCCCTGACCGGCGGGCTGCTCTACACCTACGCCGCAGGCACGACGACGCCGGAGACGGTGTACACGACCATCAACGGCGTGACGGCGCACACCAACCCGATCGTCCTTGACGCGGCTGGGCGGCTGGAGAGCGAGGTGTGGCTGACCGGAGAGGTCGCCTACAAGTTTGTCTTGCGCACCAGCGCAGGCGCGCTGATCGGCACCTACGACGACATCTACGGCATCAACGACGTGAGCGCGACGGGCGTCCCGTGGGCCGAGGTGACCGGCACGCCGACGACCCTGGCGGGTTACGGCATCACCAACGCCATCACCGCTGCGACTGCTGCCGCGACCTACGCCCCGATTGCCAGCCCGTCGTTCACAGGCACCACGACCATTGAGGACAGCGCAGGCGCGGACTACACGGCGGGCTATCTCGACGTGCCGCAGAACCTCAAGACGGCCAACTACCAACTGGTGCTGGCCGACCGCGGCAAGTCCGTCGTCATGAACGGCACCACCCTGACCCTGACAATCCCCGCCAACAGCGTCGCGGCGTTCCCGATCGGCACTGCCATCGTCGTCATCAACGTGAACGCCACCTCGCTGTCGGTGGCCATCACGACGGACACCCTGACGCTGGTCAACTCGACGACGACCGGCACCCGCACGCTGGCCCGCAACGCCATGGCCACGCTGATCAAGGTCGGCGCAACGTCGTGGATCATCGCAGGGCTGGGTGTGACCTGATGAGCGGCGTCATGGCAGCCTTGGCCGGGTTGAGCGCGCAGGGCGCGCCCGGCTTCGTCACTTTCGACTTCTCGACCGGGTCCGGCACGGTCACCATCCCCGCAACGCCGTCCAGCGTCGTCATCGAGGCGTGGGGCGGCGGCGGCGGCGGCGGGTTTGGCATCGAGAGCACAGGTGACGGCGGCGGCGGCGGCGCGGGCGGCTACGCCAAGGTTACGATCGCCCTGACCGGGGCGGACACCGGCAAGACCGTCCTCTACTCCGTCGGCGTGGGCGGCACCGGATCCAACAACGGCGACCCGGGCAACACCGGCACCGTCTCGGTCGTATCCAGCGGCACCTTCACGATGACCGCGTTGCAGGCGCAGCCAGGGGCGGGCGGCTCCTCCGACGGCAACACCACGCAAGGCGCGGGTGGCACGGCTTCGGGCGGCAGCACCAACACGACCGGCGCGGGCGGCGCACTGTTCACCCGCGACGGCGCGGCGGCTACCGCAGGCGACGGCAGCTTGGTAGGTGGCGCGGGCGGCAACGGCGGCGTCCCTAATCTCTTTGGCGACACGGGCGACAGCGGGCTGCCGGGCCGCGTCCGTTTCGTCTTCACTGTGTAGGAGGGCCGCATGGCCGTTTACGTCCGCGTCCTCATCCCCGCCAAGACGGCGGAGAACACACAGACGACGCAATACACTTCGACGGCGGTCACCACGATCGTCGACAAGTTCACGGCCACCAACTACAGCGCCTCGGCAGCGACGCTGTCGGTCAACATCGTGACCGCGCTGGACAACGCGGGCAACGCCAACCTGATCGTCAAGACGGTGTCGATCCAGCCCGGGCAGACCTACCTGTTCCCCGAGGTCGTCGGGCAGGTTCTGGTGCCGGGCGGCTTCATCTCGACGATCGCCAGCGCCTCCAGCGCCATCAACATCCGCGCCAGCGGGAGGACCATCTCGTGATCGAAGCACTGGAAAACCATTTCGAACAGTCGCTGGACCTGCCCCGGTCTGCGTCTGACTGGCTGCTGGACCTGTGGCAGGTCATCCAGTTGTTCGACGACGTGCACGACGGGGATCCCGTCGGACCGGTAATGCCCGCGCTGTGGGCCGCGCTGGTGTCGATGCCGGGCAACGCCTTCTATCAGGCCAACGCCACCGCCTTGCAGGCTGCGGTCGCCACCGCCATCCTGAAATGGCACGCGGCCAACGAGGCCGAGGACGCCGGCGAGGCCGACGAGCGGTCGTTCGTGTGGCGCGCGGCCTACTACGACGTGGTGCTGCTGGTCGTCCTGCTGTGCCACGGACAGGCCGAGGCGCTGCGACTGGCACCATTCGTAATGCTGCTGTATGGTGAACCGTTCGCCGACTACCGGGAGGAGTTTTCCCATGCCTGATCCCATTACGGGTACTATCGCTGCGGTAAGCGGCGGCAGCTCGATCATCGGCGGGGCCATGAAGGGCCGCGCCGCCAAGCGGGCAGCCAACGCGCAGGTGGCTGCTGCTGCGGAGGCGACACGTCTCCAGCGGGAGATGTACGACCAGCAGCGGGCGATGCAGGCCCCGTACCAGCAGGCGGGCATCACCGGGCAGAACCGCTTTATGGAACTGCTCGGGCTGGGCGACAACACCGGGGCCAGCGACTTCGGTCGCTACGGGCGCGACTTCGCCATGTCGGACTACGAGGCCGACCCTGGCTACGCCTTCCGGCTGGCCGAGGGCAACAAGGCGCTGGAGCGATCGGCAGCCGCGCGCGGCATGGTCCTGTCGGGGCAGATGTTCAAAGGTCTGCAACGCTATGGGCAGGACATGGCGTCACAGGAATATCAGAACGCCTTCAACCGCTACCAGACCAACCGCACGAACCAACTCAACCCGCTTCAAGGCTTGATGGCGTCGGGCCAAGGCGCCGCAAACGTGATGACCGGGGCCGCAGGGCAGCTCGGCACGCAGATCGGTGAGAACGCCATGGGGGCGGGCAACGCGCGCGCCTCCGGCTACGTCGGCTCGGCCAACGCCTACGCTGATGCAGTCGCTGGCGTGAGCAATGCCTTCGGCGGCTTCATGGGCCAACGTACGCCGGGTCTGACGCCGAAAGTTGGGGGTGGCTGATGCCTATTGACCCGCGTATTGCCCTCATGGGCAACCCCGACAGGACCGACGTCTTTGGTGCGTTCAACACGTCTCGTGCTGCCGCGCAAACGGCCCAAGCAAACCAGATGGCGATGCAGGCTGCGGAAGCCACGGCTACCGCGCAGCGCAACGCTATGTCGGAAGCGCAGACGCTTGACCCAACCAATCAAACCGCGTTGCGGGCCTATGCCTTGCGCCACGGCAGCGCGGCGACCCCGATTATCGAAGGGCTCGCGGGCGCAGACAATCTGTTCACCGCGCGCAATACGGACGCGCGCGCGCAAGGCACACACGCGACAGAGCAGCGCGACAGTATGCAAGGCTTCATGCGGACCGCCCTCGCGTCGATCCGCAACAATCCGTCCGACGAAAACATCGCCGCTGTGTCCGCGCAGGCCGTAGGCATGGGTATTCCCCAGGCGCAGATGGACGCCTACGCAGCGCGGTTCCGCGCCGTCCCTGTCGAACAGCGCGGCGCGTTGCTGGATAATGAACTGGCCACGACGGAGCAGGGCCGCGCGCTGCTCAAGACGTTCACGCGCGAGATCGCGATGGACGACGTCGGCGGGTCTTTGGTTCCGAGGGACACCAACCTCCTCGCGCTGGGGGCCGTCATGCCCACCGCCCGCACCAAGACGCCAGACCCGATGAAGTATACCGACTTCCCGACGCCCGATGGTATTACGCGCGTCTACGCGGACGGGCGCAGCGAACTGCTGCGTGGGCCGACGGGCGCTCCCCTTATGCCCGCGCCAACGCGGGAGGAACGGCAAGATGCCGATGCAGCGGCAGCGGCAATCGCCGCTGCGCCGCAGCGGCTGGAAGGTGCGCGGAACCTGACGCGTCTCATCGACGACGCTACGGCCAATACTAATCACTGGACGGCGGGGCTTGGGTCACTCACCGCAGCTATCCCTGGCACGCCCGCTGCCGACCTCGCAGGCACTATGGAAAGCATCAAGAGCAATCTGGCGTTCGACAGGTTGCAGCAGATGCGCGATGAAAGCCGCACGGGCGGCGCGCTTGGCCAGATCGTGCTGCGCGAACTGGATATGCTCGCATCTGTGTGGGCGTCGACGCAGCAATCGCAGTCACCGCCGCAACTCCGCGAAAACCTCGGCGTACTGCGCGCGCGCTCGGAGGCTTTGGTCGCGGCATACCAAGCCATGATTGACGCAGGCGCTGGCGGTGGGGCCGGCGGAGGAGGTTCTCCGCCCCGTATCACCACTCAGGCGCAATACGACGCGCTTGCAAGCGGTGAGCCATACATCGACCCTAACGGCGTGCGCAGGACGAAACAGTGAAACAAGATGCGTTCTGGGCAAACGATCCTGTTGCGGCTCCCGCCCGCCCGCAGCCCGCGCCGACGCAAGCCCCCGCGCAGTTTTGGGCAAACGATCCTGTAGCCGCGCCAGCCGCCCCGCGTCGCCCGGCTCCCGCAGGCGGAGGGCGTCAGCCCGCCCGCCCGCAGGCCGCGCCTGCTGCCGCTCCGGTCGACGAGTACGCCACGCCGATGATCCGCGACGTGCAGCGCACGGCGGAGGGGACGACCTACCTCATTCGCCCACTGACCCCGGAGGACACCGACGAGAAGCTGACCGCCGAGGGGCGGTACTTCAACCCGACCACGAACACCTGGGAGTTCCCGCGCGAGCTGGAAGGCACCGACGTGCAAGCGCCTGCGCTGGAGACTCTGCCGATGGTGCGCCCGGGCGCTGCCGCGCCAGCGCAGCAAGAAGGCAACGCGCTAACCCGAGGGCTGCAATCGCTTGCAAACGTCACCGCCAGCCTGCCGGTCGTTCAGGAGGTAGCTGAAAATCCTTTCGCCAGCATAGTGGCGGGCGGCTTGCGCGGCGGTATGCGCATCCGTGAAGGGGGCCGCGAACTGCTTGGCCAGGGCGTTCGCATGCTGCCTTTTGGCGAAGAAGTCGGTCAAGGTTTGGTCAACGAGGCAAGGCGCAACAGCGCAATCCTGGATGCGCTTAACTCGCCATTTCGCGAGGCCAACACCTTTGCCAACCAAACGGGGCAGTTCCTTGGCGAAACTGCGGTAACGGCCCCCATCGGCGGTTTGGTAGGCCGAGGCATCTCGGCGGGCGGGCAGGGCCTCGCCCGCGTCGCGCCGCGGACGGGCCAGATCCTTGAGCGCATCGGACAGTCGACCGCTGCGGGCGGCTTCCTGCCGTCCGCCGTGCGTCCGCCGGCGGCAGGTGTTGCTCCCGCGATCGGCGAGCGGGTCCGCAACACCCTTATCCGCGGCGCGGGCGGTTTGATTTCGGGCGGGGCGCAGACGGCGCTCATCGACGATGACGCCGCCGCCGCCGGCGCGGCTATCGGTGCGCTTCTGCCTACTGTCGCCGCCCGCCCGGCCAAGTATGCCCTCAACCAACTGCTGAACGGCTTTGATGCCTTGGCGGGCTCCATGGGCCGCGCCCGCGCGTCGGAGATTGTGCGGCAGTCGCTCGGCATCGAGTACAACGCCGCCGTTGCCGCTCTGCGCAACGCAGGCCCCGACGTCAACGCGCAGCAGGCCCTGGTCGAAGCTGGCATCGAGCCGTCCGCCTTCATGGGCGTCGGTGCTGCCGTGCGTGGCGCAAACCCTGACCCGTTCATCGCTTTGGAGGCGCAGCAGGCTGCGGCTCGCCAAGCATCAATCGACCGGCTGGCCGGGGGCGCGAACCTGACTGCGGCGCAACTGACGCAGCGCGCCGAGAAAGAGGCGCTGCGCGGTGCGACCGTGCCGATGCAGCGCGCCGAACTGGCCGCAGCAGACGCCTCAGGTGCTCTCGACGTCGCCCCGGTATCCGCGGCGCTGATGGCGCAAGCTGACGCGCCAGGTGTCGGCACAACCAACAGCCGGGTGCTGGCTGAGATCGCCACCGGTCTGGACGCGCTGGCCGCGCGTCGCGGTGGCGTCGCGTCGGCGGACGACCTGTATGCGTTTCGCAAGGACGACCTCGACGACATCATCTCCCGGTCCCTGAGCGGACAGCGCGGTGGCGACATCACCAGCCAAGCCGCACGCCGCAGCGAACTGGTGCGCTCGGCGCAGCAGATGCTGGACGACGCCATCGAGGCGGCGGGCGGCACCGGCTGGCGGCAATATCTTGCGGACTACGCCAGCGGTTCCGAAACCATTCGCCGGCAGGCCATGATGGGCGTCGCCGCGCGGCAACTGCGCAACAACCCCAACGCCTTTGTCAACCTTGTCGAGGGCGACGCGCCCGACGTCGTCTCCGGCGTGTTCGGCGGCAACCGCATCGACCTCGCCAACCAGATGAACCCGACAGGCGTCGGGCCGTCGGGCATGGACGCGCTGACGGACGCTGCGCGGCAGATCCGGCGTGACGAGCGCGTCGGGATGCTGGCGGGCGAGGGTCGGGGTGTCGCCCAAGAACTGCTGCAACAGTCGGCTCGTGGCCCCGTACGCCGTCTGATCAACCTCGTGGCACGGTCGCGCCCCGGGACGGCAGCGGCGCTGGACTTTGGCTCCATGCTGGTCGACGCCAAGGTGGCCCCGCAGGTCCGCCGCGAACTGGCGAGGGCGTATCAGTCCGGGGCCAACATGGACGAACTGCTGTCCGTGGTGCCGTCAGCCACGCGGGCGCAGATGGCCCGCAACATGATGAACCCTGCGTTCTGGTCGCACCTGACCGGCGCGGGGGTGAACGTCATGGCCGACCCGCCCGCTAACGCCATGTCACCCCCGCCGCAGTAGCTCGCGTCGCTCGCGGGCGGCGCGGACCTTGCTGTACCTCATGTGCAGCCGGGTCAGGTGCGAGGCGCGCGGCTCGTCACGCCGCGCCTCGGCGGCGATCGCAGCCGCCAGCTCGGCCTCGCTCATCGACGGGAGGCGTTCGACCAGGTCAGTCCACTCGGTCACGCGGCCAACTCCTCTGTAGCCAGTTGGGACAGCGACCGCTTGTCGTGCAGCGACTGCCAGATCCTCTCGTCGATCGTCTTCTCGGTCATGAGGACGTAAGCCCACACCGGGTGCTTCTGTCCGCTGCGGTGTAGCCGCCCGACCGTCTGCTCGAACAGCTCCAGAGACCACGGTAGCGAGACGAACACGATGTGCGACCCGCCGTGCTGGAGGTTGAGCCCATGCCCGGCTGACTTCGGGTGGACCAGCAGCATCTCGATCTGCCCGGCGTTCCACCGCTTGATCGCGTCGGCGTCGTCCAGCGTCTGCGCCTGCGGGTAACGCCGCTTCAACTCGGCCAGCTCCTCGCGGTAGTTATACACCACTAAGGTGTTTGCCCGCTGGTTCTCGGCCAGCAACTCCTCCAGCCGGTCGAAGCGGTGCGACGAGAACCAGACCGGCGAGGGCGAGTAGGCCCACCCGCCGGCGAGCTGCTGGAGCTTGCTCGTCACCGCCGCTGCGGTCAGGGCAGTCACCGTCTCGCCGCCGACCTGCGCGACGTAGTCCCGCTTCATCTTGTCGTATGCCTTCATGTCCATGGTCGACTTGACCTCGACGACGTTGAGCGGAGGCAGCTTGTCAGAATACTCGCCCGCATCCAGCACGAACGTGGCGGGCTTGATCTTGGCCATGATGCCCGCCAAGGCGCTTGGCCGGGCGACCCACTGGCCGAACTCCCGGCTGATCGGGATGAACCAGGTCTGTAGGAACGCCCCCTTGGAGCGCCCGAGTAGGTCAACGTCGATCACCTTGCACTGGCCGAACACGTCCTCCAGCCCGTTCGAGGTGAACGACCCGGTCAGGCCCCACCGGAACCGCAGCGGGTCCAGCTTCTTGAACAGATCCTTGAAGCGTGCGCCGGACGGGTTCTTGAGCCGGGTCAGTTCGTCGAACACCACCCCATCGAAGCCGTCGAGCGACGGCAGGGTCTGGATCGTGTCGTAGTTGGCGACGACCACGTCGGCCTTGGACGCGAACGCTGCCGCCCGCTGCGCCGGCGTGCCGACAGCCACGGCCAGCGTCAGCCCCGGCGCCCACTTGAGGGCTTCGACAGGCCAGACGTCGGTGCAGACCCGCTTGGGGGCGAGCACCAGCCAGCGCCGGGCGATGCCTTGGCGGATCATGTCCTGCATGGCGGACAGGGTGATCGCGGTCTTGCCGGCACCAACCGCAGCGAGGATCATCGCCCGATCGGTGGCGAACAGGAAGTCGGCAGCCTGCTCCTGGTAGGGGCGGAGCTTCATAGCTGCCAACTGAACAGGCGCGGCGGCGAGGGCTGGGCCTTGGCCTGAAACTCCGGCGGCAGCGGGCGGCTGGCGACGCGCGGCTTGCGGCGCAGCATCCCCATCCGGTCCATCTTGCCGATGATGGCGTTGCGGCTCAGGCCCATCGCCTTGGCGATCTCGCCTGCCGACATGCCGCGATCGCGCATCTTCACAAGCATCAGTTCTTTGTATTCAGGCCAGTCAGCCATTCGTCGATCTCCCTCTGTGACGACAGAACCGTGTAGTTCTGTCCGAGCCGCTCCATCTCGGCGGCGAATACCTTTTGCAACGGCGACAGCCGTCCGCCAGGGCGCTTAAGTTCCACGAACCACGTCTGACCTTGCAGACAGACGATCCGGTCGCTGACGCCGCGGTGCGACGGGCTGACGAACTTGAAGGCGACACCGCCAGCAGCGGCCACCGCCTTGCGAAAGTATGCCTCGACGTCTCTCTCAAGCACTGAACATTTGCTTGCGTTGCAGTTGCTGCGTCAGCCGCGCATTGCGAAGAATGTCCATCGCAAGCAAGATGGCGTCGTCGGCGGTCAACTGCACGCACTCTCCAACGCCAGTTGTCGTGTCGGCTAGAAACACTCGCACCCCCGCCGAGCAGGCCAGCGCGTATACGCCGTGTTCGGGGTATTCCATGCAGTTGCGCGTCCAAGTGCCGTGGAGGGTTGGGTCGTCGTAGGTCTTGTAGGCGTTTGCGGGCGCGGATCTATCAAACTGTGACATGTTTCTCTCCTCTGATGAGACCCCGACCATACACACCGAAAAGAGATTGACAACACTTTTCGGTGCAGCCAGAGTGGCGTCAACAAGGAGAGACAATCACATGGCCCACTCACTCATCGTCGGCGGCTCGACCGCCAAGCGCGTCATCAACTGCCCCGGCTCGGTGGCGCTGGTGGCCACCATGCCCCCGCAGCCCGGCTCGTCCTACGCCAACGAGGGCAGCCTGCTGCACGAGGCCATCGCCATCGTGATGGACACGGCCTGCGCACCGGAGGACATGGTCGGCTTTGAGGCCCACGGCCTGACGCTGACCGAGGAGCTGCTGGAGCGCAAGCTCAAGCCCGCGCTGGCCCTGCTCAACGAGTACGACCCCAAGGCCGCGATGGAGTTCACCACCGAGGAGACGGTCAGCTACGGCGACCTGATGCCCGGCGTGTTCGGTTCGTCCGACATCGTCGGTCGGCTGGACGGCAAGGCCGTCATCCTCGACTGGAAGTTCGGCGACGGCCTGATGGTCGAGGCCGAGGAGAACCCGCAGCTCATGTTCTACGCTGCTGCTGCCATGCGCACGCCGTCCTGTGCGTGGGCGTTCAAGGACGTCACCGAGGTCGAGTGCGTCATCATCCAGCCGCCGTTTCTGCGGACGTGGACGACTACGGTCGAGCGCATCGCCGAGTTCGAGCGCCAACTGGTCCGCGCCGTCAACGCCGCCGGGCTGCCGCGTGCGCCCCTGGCGGACGGCGACTGGTGCAAGTGGTGCACGGCCAAGCCGATCTGCCCCATCAAGACCGGCCAACTGGACCGCATGAAGATGGCCGCAATGCAAGCGATCGACGCCGACAAGTTGGCGTCCTACCTCGCCGTCGCCCCTGACATCGAGGACTTCCTTGCGCAGTGCCGCGCTCTGGCGCATCAACTGCTGGAGAACGACGTGCCGGTGCCCGGCTACAAGCTGGTCGCCAAGCGCGCAACGAGACATTGGGCTGACCCGACGACGGCGCAGGATGCGCTGATCGGGCTCGGCCTGACCAAGACTGACGTGACCAAGACCGAACTGCTGTCGGTGGCGCAGGCCGAGAAGGTGCTCAAAAAGCACAAGATCGACCTTCCTTCTGACATGGTTGTCGCGGTATCGTCGGGGTCCACCCTCGCGGTGGAGACGGACCCCCGCCCTGCGGTGGTCCAGATCGGGCGTCAACTTTCTGCCGCCCTTAGCAAGCTGAACTAGGAAAAAGACAATGAGCAATATGACTGTATTCGGAAACGCGGGCCTCCCTTCCGTCGGCGACCTGACCTCGGCCCTGCGCCGGGTCGAGGCCACCGTCGAGACGGGCGCGGGCGGCATCATCCTCAAGATGGACAAGACCGGCCACTGGGTGTTCGGTGCTGACCAGACCGAGGTCGAGAGCGACAGCAAGTGGGCTGTCAATCCCTTCTCGTTCGTCCACGGCTTCATCGCTTGGGGCAACGGCGAGGTGCTTGGCGAGGCCATGGGTCCGGTGACGGCCCCGCTGCCCGAGCACGGCCCCGTGCCGGACGGCTGCGCCAAGGGCTGGGAAGTGCAGATCGGCGCGTCCGTGAAGTGCATCTCGGGCGAGGACGCAGGCATCAACGCCCGCTACTCGGCCACCTCGGTCGGCGGCAAGAAGGCCCTGACCGCGCTCGGCCTCGCCATCGCGGCGCAGGTCGAGAAAGACCCGTCCAAGCCTGTGCCGATCGTGATCCTCCGCAAGGCGCACTACCTGCACAAGTCCTACGGTCGCATCTTCACGCCGGTCTTCGACGTCGTGGAGTGGGTCGCTATGGACAAGGAGCCGGAACCGGGTGAAGCTGCGGCTGGCGATGCCGATGAGGCTCCCCCCACGCGCCGTCGCCGCGCCGCATAAGCGGAGTGAAAGTGACCCCCGGCGTTCCCACCCCTCCGCCGGGGGTCGCGAGTAGCAACCAATCACATGAAGACACTCTGGATAGATTTCGAGACGCGCAGTCGCTGCGATCTCAAGGCGCACGGCGTCTATAACTACGCCCGCGATCCGTCGACCGACGTGCTGTGCATGTCGTGGGCGTTCGACGATGACGAGGTGCAGACCTGGCTGCCCGGCCAGCCGTTCCCCGACGAGGTGCGCAACCACACCGGCGAAATCCGCGCGCACAACGCCGCGTTCGAGCGGCTGGTGTTCTGGTATGTTCTCCAGATCAACTACGACTTGGAGCAGTTCTACTGCACCGCCACGCAGGCCCGCGCCAACTGCGCGCCGGGTAGCCTGGAGGACGCAGGCCGCTTCGCTGGCGCAGCGATGCGCAAGGACCACCGTGGCAGCCAACTGGTGCGCGCGCTGTGCATCCCTCGCCCCGACGGCACGTTCAATGACGACGCCGCCCTGATGACCGCGCTGGTCGAGTACTGCGAGCGTGACGTCCGCGCGATGCGGGCCATCTCGCAAGGGATGCGCGACCTGTCCGCCGAGGAGCTGGCCGACTACCACGTCAACGAGCGGATCAACGACGCAGGCGTGCTGGTCGACGTGCCGCTGGCCAAGGCCGCGCAGGTCTACGCCGCTGCCGAGCTGGAGGAGATACAGGCCCTCGTCGTCTCGGTCACCAAGGGTGCAGTTACGTCGGTGCGCAGCCCCCGGATGCGGGAGTGGGTGTGGGACCGCGTCGGCCCGCAGGCGCGCGACCTGATGATGGTCACCAAGGGCGAGGAGACGAAGCGGTCGATCGACAAGAACGTGCGGGCCTCGCTGCTGGTGCTGGCCGAGGAGAACCCCGACGAGGTGCCCGCCGACGTGGCCGACGTGGTCCAGTGCGCCGACGACCTGTGGGCGTCGAGCGTCGCCAAGTTCGCGCGCATGGCGGACCTGGCCGACGAGGAGGACCACCGGGTGCGCGGCGCGTTCGTGTTCGCCGGCGGCGCGGCCACAGGCCGGGCGTCCAGCTACGGCTTGCAAGCGCATAATCTGAGCCGAGACGCGGCGGAAGAACCCGAGGCGGTGCGTCACGCCATGGTGCGTGGCCACCAGATCATCCCTCAGTTCGGCACGCGGGTGACGAACGTCCTCAAGGGGATGCTGCGTCCGGCATTGATGGCCCCGCCCGGCAAGATGCTGGTGACGGCGGACTGGTCGGCGATCGAGGCGCGGGTGAACCCGTGGCTGTCAAACTGCGCCGCTGGCGAGGCCAAGCTGGACCTGTTCCGCACGGGCGAGGACATCTACAAGGTCAACGCCTCGGCGACGTTCGGCGTCGGCGTGGCTGACGTGGACAAGGCGCAGCGTCAGGTCGGCAAGGTCCAGGAGCTGGCCTGCGGGTTCGGCGGGTCGGTCGGCGCGTTTACCGCCATGGGCCGCATCTACAGCGTCGTCATGCCCGAGGCGCAGTCGCGCCGCATGGTCGAGGCGTGGCGGCGAGCGAACCCGTGGGCGGTCGAGCAGTGGTCCGCGCTGGAGCGGGCCTATACGATCGCCATGCGCCAGCCGGGTCACGAGTTCACCGCCGGGCGGGTCACCTATCTCTACGACCGCCAGCACCTGTGGTACGCCCTGCCGTCGGGCCGGGTGCTGTGCTATCCTCACGCCCGCTTTGAGCGCGACGGCATCACCTACGCCAAGGCGGCGTGGAAGCCTGCGCAGGATGCGAAGGAGTGGCCGCGCGCGCGACTGTGGCACGGGCTCGCCTGCGAGAACATCGTCCAGGCGACAGCCAACGACCTGCTGCGCGACGCGCTACGCCGCCTTGACGCGGCAGGGCAGAGGGTCATCCTGCACGTCCATGACGAAATAGTGCTGGAGGCGGACGATGTAGAGGCTGCCGCTGCGCAGCTTGAAGCCGTAATGGTAGCGCCCCCCGCGTGGGCGGCGGGGCTACCGCTCGCGGCAGAGGTCAACATTCGGGAGAGGTATGGGAAATGATCACCAGTTTCGTCAGTTCGTCGTTCGACGCCAGCCACCAAGGGCCGTTCGCCGACCAAGTCCACGGGCACACATGGTTCGTGGAGATCGGGTGGCAGGGCGACTTGGTCAACGCATGGTCGATGCGCGCGCAGTTGGAAAACTGCCTTGCGCAATGGGACCACAAGATGCTCGACGGGCGTGTCGAGCCGACGAACGAGGGCGTGGCGCAGGCCATCGCCGACCAGATTGCCGGGCTGTCCGAGGTGACGGTCTGGCGCGAGGGGCGTCTCCGCTGTGGAGCGCGTTGGATCAATAGCAAAAAAGGAGCGGAAATCCGGAACACCGCACAGCATGAACAGTGAAATGGGGACGGGGGCTGTGGAAGGCCCCCGTCGATTTCCCACCTTCTACCCGGGTTTGCACCAGCCAGGGGACGCAAAGCATTTCGAGCGGGCGTGCATCAGCATTCACCGGCTGGAGACGCGGCGCAAACCCATCCCGTGCGCTGACGTAATGATTGACAGCGGCGCGTTCACCAAGCTGGCCAAGCACGGGCACTACCCGGAGCCGGTCGAGGTCTACGCCGGTCAACTGCACCGGCTGCACACCGAGGGCGTGGTCAACATCACGATTGCGGCAACGCAGGACTATATGTGCGAGCCGTTTATGCTGGAAAAGACCGGGCTGACGCTGCTGGATCACCAGCGGCTGACGATCGAACGGTTCGACGCGCTGCGCGCAGCTCTTGCTGTAGCGTTTGACGGACCGCCACCGTTCGCGCTGATGCCTGTGCTGCAAGGGTCGTCGCCTGATGACTACGTCCGCCATCTGCGTGACTATGGCGCGCGCATCGAGGCCGGCGCGTGGGTGGGTGTAGGATCTGTGTGCAAGCGGCAGGGCGCGCCCGGCGGCATCGAGGCGCTGCTGCGCGCCATCAAACTTGAGCGCCCCGATATACGGCTGCACGGGTTTGGGGTTAAGCTGACTGCCCTCAAGAATGCGGCGGTCAGAGAGTTGTTGGATACGGCGGACAGCATGGCGTGGAGTTTCAGCGCCCGCAAGCAGGGCCGCAACGGGAACGATTGGCGCGAGGCCAAGGCGTTCGAGCAAAAAATCAGAGGGGCATCATGAGCGATTTCGTCGACTACATCTGCAAGCTGGCACCGGAGGGCGACACCGCCCTGCTGGTCTACCAGAAGCCCGCCAAGGGCACCTTCGTTGACGGCTCGCCCAAGTACACCTGGCCATCGTTCCTGCCGTCAGAGGGCGTGAAACCGGGCACTGCGGCATACCTCAACACCGGCTCGTTCATCCTTGACCGGATGACGGACGGCGTCAGCGCCGCGCAGGCCAACTGCGAGTTCATCCTGTGCATGATGCTCGACGACATCGGCACCAAGTCCAAGCGCCCGCCGCTGGAGCCGACGTGGATTATGGAGACGTCGCCCGGCTCCTTCCAGTGGGGCTACGCCTTCGCCGACCAGCCTCCCAAGGCGGCGTTCGTCGCCGCGATCAAGGCCATCGCCAAGGCAGGCTACACCGACCCGGGCGCGACGAACGCGGTGCGCAACTTCCGTATCCCCGGCTCGGTCAACCTCAAGCCTGGACGCGACGCCTTCGCCGCCCGGCTGGTCGAGTTCCATCCGGGGCGTGAGTTCACCCTGGAGCAGATCTGCACCGCCCTCGACGTCGTGCCCGACGAGGCCGACACCGCCTCGCACATCTCGCTGCGGCTGGCCGACACGGGCGACGACGCCGTGCTCAAGTGGCTGTCCGATCAGGGCATGGTCCTTGGCCGTGCCAACCACTCGGGCTGGATGCCGGTGGTCTGCCCGAACAAGGACAAGCACTCCGACGGGTCGATCGAGGCGGGCTACCGTCCGCTCGACCGGGCGTTCTGCTGCCATCACGGCCACTGCGAGACGCTGACGTCGCAGGTCTTCCTCGACTGGGTCCACCAGAACGGCGGGCCGAACACCGCCCCCGGCCTGCGTGACGACCTGCTGGCCGAGCAGATGCAGCGGGTGCAGGCGGCGTTGACGCCGACCACCTTCTTTGCCGAGGACGCCGACGACGTGATCGCCGAGGTCACCCGCAAGGAACTGGGCCGGGTCGAGCGGCGGGAGTGGTATAAGCGGTTCGCCTACGTCCAGATCGAGGACTGCTTCTTCGACCTGGAGGACCGCCGCGAGGTCAGCCGCCAAGCCTTCAACGCCCTCTATCGGCACATCAAGTGCGAGAGCATCCACTCGGGGCGCAAGGTCGAGGCGTCGGTCTGCTTTGACGAGAACCGGCAGGCGATGGGTGCGGCGTCGGTCGCTGGCGTCACCTACGCCGCCGGCGAGGGCGTGCTGGTGGCGCACGGCGGCGAGCCGCTGGCGAACCGCTGGCGTGACGCCCGCCCGCCGATTACTGGCGGGGGTGACCCGACCCGGTGGCTGGAGCACTGCCGCCTGCTGGTGCCCGACGAGTTCGTGCTGGAGCACCTGTGGGACGTGATGGCCTATAAGCTCCAGAACCCGGCGGTCAAGATCAACCACGCCGTCCTGCACGGTGGCGACGAGGGCTGCGGCAAGAACAGCATGTGGGCACCGTTCATCTGGTCGGTCTGCGGCCCGCACATGCGCAACCGCGGGCTGGTCGACAACGAGAGCCTCAAGTCGCAGTTTGACTACCACCTGGAGAGCGAGATCCTGCTGATCAACGAGCTGCGCGAGCCGGACGCCTCGACACGTCGGGCGCTGGCGAACAAGCTTAAGCCGATCATCGCCGCGCCGCCCGAGACGCTGCCGGTCAACCGCAAGAACAAGCACCCCTATGAGGTGGCCAACCGGATGTTCGTCCTGGCCTTCTCCAACGACCCGGTGCCGCTGGCGCTGCCGTCGCAGGATCGGCGCTGGTGCTGCGTCTGGTCGCACGCACCGCGCATGACGCCGGCGGATGGGCAGGCGCTGTGGGCGTGGTTCAAGGACGGCGGGTTCGAGGCGTGCGCCTCGTGGCTGTCCAAGCGCGACGTGCGGGCGTTCAACCCGGGTGCCGCGCCGCCGCTGACCGACTTCAAGGACAATCTGGTCGAGCACGGCATGTCGATCGCCGAAAGCTATCTGGTCCAGATGATGCGCGAGCGCGTCGGCGAGTTCGCCCATGGCGCCATTGGCTCGCCGTTTCAGGCGCTGTGCGAGCGTCTCGCCGCCACGCGGCAGGACGGGGTGAAGGTGCCGCAGCCTGCGCTGCTGCACGCCCTCAAGGAGGCGGGCTGGCAGGACATGGGGCGGCTTGGATCCGCCGACTACCCGACCAAGAAGCAGATCTTCCTTGCCCCTGGCGTCGGTCGTGGCCTGTCCAAGAGCGACCTGCGTCGTCTGGTCGAGCCGGAGGCCCGCGAGGGGCTGGTGCTGGTCAAGAAATAGGCCCGCGCCGAGGGAGCAGCGCGGGCCTAAGGCCAACCAATCACAGAAGGCTCGCCGGGGAGGGCGAGGGCAGAGATTAGCGCGGCAACAGCATCTCGACAAGCCCTATGATGGGCAGGGCGACGGCTGCTGCGGCCAGCAGGAAGTTGCGGGCGAGGCGGAGCCGGGGCGTCACAGCCCAGCCGCTTGCAGTTGGTCGGCGATCGACGGCAGCACCGGCCACGACCGATGCCAGTCAGCGGCTTTGAGCGCGGCTTGGCGGCTGCGATAGTTCATCCCGCCGCTATGCCAGATGCCGTTCTGCGTCAGTGTGAAGGACCAGCGGTCGCCGTCCTGCGTCAGTTCGGTGTGCCAGGTGTCAGTCATGGTCATGTCACCAAGCTCCGAACCAGACACCAACACCATGGATGATGGCCACGGGGAAAAAGAACGCGCCCGCAATGAGAAAGCCCCACGCCCCGGTAGAGAGGCAGGCGATAATGTGTGTGAGCCACGCTGCTACGCACGCGAAGAAAATAGCGGGCACGATGTAGTCGGCGATGCTGTTGTCGTTTTTCATTAGATTTTTCCCCAAAAGAGCGAGAGAACACCAGCCATCACGGCCAGCAGGATGAGAGATCGAGGGCGGAATACCTCGGCCAAGGCCTTGAACCACAGCGGCGGTTCGTCAGCCGGTCGGAAGTCCCAGCCGCGTTCAGACTGGCTGGTCTGCATGGCCGCAACGCGGCGATGGTCACGGGGATCGGTCATTGGGCTGTCTCCTGGAGAGCTGCGGCCAGCCGCTCGGCGGCGGCGGCGAGGCGGTCGCGCTGGTCGTCGGTCAGGCCCGCCGGCAGCCGCTCGATGCGGCCAATGGCGAGGGTGACGTCTGACATGCACCGTTCAAATGAGGTCGTCAGGTCGGTGGCCACCATGTGCGGCGAGCCGTAGACGGGGTGGGGTTTGAGGATCACCGGCGCACCCCTACGATGTCAGCCGCGACCGCCAGCCAGTCAGTCGCCGGCAGGTCAGCGCCCACGTCATAGGCGTGCTGGAGGGCGTTCTCATAGGCCAGGCGGGCGTCAAGGCGCGCCTCGTTCGCGTCGATCATGGCGGCGCGGGCGTCGTCCAGTGCGTCGATGGCTAGATCCTTGGCGCAGTCGTCGCAGTGGCCGCTCTGGTCGAGGTCGTGTTCGTTATCGGTGAACCACTGGCCGCAGTGCGCGCACTCGCCGCCGTGGACGTCTTGAGGGTCGAACATAGTCAAGTCTCCTGTGATTGGTTGGGATAATGTCTAGCAATGGTGCTAGGTTGTCAAGTCCGCCGCGAGCTGCGCGAGGGCTTGTTGCCGTTCGGTCACGACCGCAGCGAGGGCGTCGCGGGCGGTGTCTGAGATCTTAAGGCGCAGCTTGCCGGCAAGGCCCGCCTGGACGGTCGAGCGCGCGACGCCTAGCAGCGCGGCCAGCTCGCGGTCACTCATGCCGGTCGCCTGTTTGAACGCGGCGATCATGACGCGAGCCGGTCGAGGTCGGCCAGCCAGTCGGCGAAGGCACCGGGCGTCAGGTCTTCGACGGTGGTCGTGCCGTCGGCCTCGCCGCACGACTCGAACGGTCGCGTGCGGGCGTGGTCGGTCAGGGCTTGCAGGGCGGCGAGGGCGTCGGGCAATTCGCTCAAGTCGATGCCGCGCGCGGTCAGGGCGTCGCCGAGGGCGTCAAGGTCGGCGATCGCGTCGGCCAGGGTGATAGCGTCGGACGGGCTCGCGGCGAGCCGCGCGCGTTCGAGGGTGTCAAGGATCAGTTTCATCAGGGTCGCTCCGTGGTTGGAGCGTTAGCAGTGCGGCAAGTCTGCTAGGGTGTCAAGGCTTATTTGCCACTTTTCTTACCGCTGCACTTCCAGCGCTCGCGGCTCAGCCGGAGCGGGCTGTCAGGGTCCGCTGCCGCCTTGGGGCTGGCCTTCATCTGGCCAGCGGAGCGCGCGCAATAGGCGTCGCCTTTGGCGGTGTTAGGGCGGACGCGCGGGCCACCGTCGGACGCCTTGCCGGCCTGTCCGTAGGATACACGCTTGCCATCGTCAGTGACCTTAACGACGGCTTTTCCTTTTGCGGGCTTTGCCATGGGAGAGCCTTTTGGGTTAGGATTGGCTGGTAATCATGGAGCTACTGTAATGCCGCGCGGTCTTTATTCCAACATCAACGCGAAACGCGAGCGTATCGCGTCGGGATCTGGCGAGAAAATGAACAAGCCAGGGTCGAAGGGCGCGCCGGCTGACGCCGCGTTCAAGGCGTCGGCGAAGACGGCTAAAAAGAAATAGCCCGCCGGTCCTAGGGACTGACGGGCCAGGGCGTGACGGGACGTCGACGGGGACTAGTCCCCGTCGATGATATCGCAAAGCAGGCTGACGCCCACTTCCCACGCGTCAGCGCGCGAGACTTCAATTTCTTCACGGACCTGGCCCGCATACGTCACGCGGACGCAGAACAGGTCTGCCGAAGTTTCGATGATGTTGATGGCTTCGCGCATGGCGATCTCCCCTAGGGCTTGATTGCCCCTGTCCCTCTTGTCTATGGCAAGTGTGCTAGGGTGTCAACACCTATTTTCACGCGCGCCATGGCTCGCCGTGCGTCGCGTGATAGGCAACGGCGCAATCGGTCGCGGCGGCGGATATGAACGCGTCGCGGTTAGCGTCGGTCGGATCCGCCTGATAGGCGGCATGCGCGGCGGTCGCGGCGGCGGCTATCGCGCGTTCGATCGCGCGAGCTGTTAGGGCGTCGGGAGCGGCGCGGTAGTCGGCGAAGGTATGCATGGCGGTTCTTTCTCGTTAGCGGCCAAAGCGGCCTAGAAGCCCCTCGCCGTTGCCGGCAAGGGGTGACTAGGCCGCTCCCTAGGCCGCGATGCCGTTACGCGTCAGCGTGAACCGGCGAGCGGTCGCACCGTGCGCGATGATTACGGGCGATGCCTTCGCCTTGCTGGCGGTTCCCATGCAAGCCTTACAGCTCGCGCAGTCCGTCTTATACCCGGCTTCCTTAGACGCGGGACAGATGATCTCGAGCTTATCGGCGATTGCCTCGCTTGCCGTGCGAACACGGAACGTACGCCAGCCGGTCGCGCGCGCCGTGACCGCCTCGCCAGAGCTGTCGGCGCTCGCCATCGTCAGCCGCTTAAAGCCGTCCGGCGCGGTTTTCCATTGATGTGTATAGCCGGTCCAACCGCTCGCCGTGCTGGCGAGGGCGTCCCATACGGCGAGCGGCGCAGCGACCGGATCGCCATAGGATCCGAACCGAACAATCTTGCCGGCAACGGCGCTTGCCGCTTGTGCCAGGGTCGCGCGCGGGTATCGGTCGCGCTTGTACGCGTTATAGACGGACAGGGGAGCGTGAAAGGTTTTGACGTAGCAGGATCCGCCATTGACCGGGCGATGCACGCAATCGCCGCAAATGGATGCATCCGCGCCGCTCTTGACCGCGATATGGGGAGCGATATCGGCGCGTATGATCCAGGACTGGATCATGGCGCCCGTTTTTTCGTTCCGGCTTTTTGTGTCCAAGCCGGTCAAAATGACGACGATCGGCGCGCCGTCGATCGCGCTAGGGCCTTCGTAAATGATCATTTTCGTATGCCTTAATGTGTGATTGGAGCGGCTAACCTAGCAGAATTGCCATAGGTGTCAAGCGCCTTTTTCGCCCCTTGCGTCGCGTCTCGAATATCGTTAGGCGTAGGCCTACGCCTAACCGGAAACGAGATTGTCACGCAGATTTGCTAGACGACAATCTTTTCAGCCGCCGGTTGCGGATTTCCAAAGCACACTTTCAATTGTGTTCAATTGTGGCGAAGATTGTTCGCCGTCCGTTCCAATTGTGTTGAATTGTGGCGGGCGCATTGTCATGCCAGGGGCGCAGATTGTCGCCGATTGTCATGGCGCGGAGGCCGCGTGACAATCGCGGCTGGTCAGTGAGCGCGGGCGTTTGCCGAGGTGCGATTGTCATATTGTCATTGGTTTGGAAGTGTTAGATTTGAAATTAATATTATACGGGTATAAATCCCCCCCCATATCGTGGCGGTAACTTGGACTTTTTTCCAAGTGACAATATGACAATCCGAGAGGCCAAACCTAGTCACTGTATGACCAGATGGCCTTTTTGGCGTGACAATCGGCATGACAATCGAAACGCCGCGCAGATTGCTCCGCGCGGCGTTTGTTTTTGGTGGTTTGCGCCAGGGTTAGGCGATGAACAGGACGGTACAGGATCCATAGGGACGGAATTCGATTGTGTCGCCATAGGACGCGCGCACGCCGCGCACGCCGGTTAGACCTACGGCGGCTTTAGCGCGGCGCATAAGCTCCCGCGTATACGCCCGGTTCGCCTTCGCGTAATTTGTCCCGCCGTCGTAACCGTAATGGGTCAGCTCGGGCATCGTAACGCTGGCGCGCCGGACCCACGAATAGTTAGCCTCGCCGGCGAACGTGTCGGTGTATTCGATTTGATAGGTTTGCATCGTGTTTCCCTCTAGAAGCTTGCTAGGGCGCATCTCGCACCCGTTTGGTATGGTGACCGCTTAGGCCGCTAGATGCGCTCTAGCGGCCCTTGCTGGCGGTTTTACAGGTATGCCCGTTTGATGCGGGCGGCTTCTGCCTTATCGGCGGCGACCAGGTTGGCGTTGCGGCCCGGCTGGCGTGACAGTTCAATGCAACGGTCATATCGGCGCTTGTAAGATGCCTTGAGCGCGGCTGCTTCACGCTTGGCCTGTGATGCGATAAAGGACATATCGGTATCTCCTGATTAGTTGACGCCCCAAGCTATCTAGCACATTCGCCATAGTGTCAAGCGCCTTGACGCGCCACCTAGAAACATTTTAGGCAATGTCATTGCCTACCCATATGGCCACAACGTATGCGCCTCCGCTGCCAGGCTATATGGCGCAACGCTAGGCCGCTACGCTTGCAGCTCGCTCGCTGCTACGCTCGCGCGTTAGGATCCATACGCTGCTAGTGACGCGCCGGCGCGCGCGAGGGGGTGGGGGTAGGGCCGAGCAAAAGGCGAATGCGTTAGTGACC